AAACGAGAGCCCAACGAAGTGGGTCTCGTTTGACATGTTTACATTTTTCCCTGCTTGCGCCGAAGGGAGAGACAGTCGGCGATCATGGCGATAAACTCGCTGTTCGTCGGCTTGCCCTTAATGCCTGTTAGCGTATAATATAGCTAAACAGGGGATGCATTATGCATCCCCTAAAATATAGTTTACTGCTTTTTCAGCTTTGCCAGCGGCAGAGACTATCATAGTTGGATCATTTTTTAGAACTCGCATCCAACCTTGAAGATATGCAGCGCTATTTCGGAAAGAAGCTCTTGTTTCTATCCCAACATGGGCGACAAGGTTTGCCGCGCCGAGCTCCGCAACAAGCTCTTCTTTGCTGTAGTCATCACTTCCAAAAGCCGCTGCGCCAGAACCGCAAGCAAAGCGATCAAGCCTTGTTTTATGCCCGGTAGAATGTGCCATCTCGTGAAAGGCTGTCGAGTAATACAAGGCCTCATTAGGGAATTGTTCAATCTTCGGAATGACGATTGCATCACGTGACGGGCTGTAAAACGCTTCGTCAGACAGATTATCGCGGATCAGCTTTACGCCCTCGCGCTCAACATAAGCGGTAATGATGTCCTCGGCCTCCGATACCGGGTTTGCGTGCTTTTGGAGTTCGGGAGGATATTTGATTTTGATATTCTCGCAATCTTCGACATTGAACACTGTGTAGTATCTAAGCATCGGTACGATCTTTTCTGCCGGCTCTCCGTTCTCGTCCGTCAAGCTCGTTGTCACCTGTTTCCAGAAAACGACCGGGCGGCCTTTAGAACCTTTCTTCAAATGGCCCTTTTCAGCTTTGATCTGATTCATCGTCACCCACTCGCCCGCGCAGCCAAGAATTAACTGGTTAAGCAGGCTGTACGGCTTACCGGTGGTGTGGGAAACAGCGCCAACGCCCGTCCAAGGTTTGTCCCACGGGATGAGGCCCTTTTCCATTTCCTCAATCAGGCGGTCAGTTATCAAGGCGCAAATTTTCTTGTTCATACAATCGCCGCCTCCGCCGTCTGGTAGATGAATTCATACTCAGCATTGGAAATGCTGTCGTCATTCGCGGCAAAAGACACAATATATCGAAGCGTGTCAATGCTGTCAGCCGCTGCGATCAAATTGATGTACTCGCTTACGCACATAGTTTTTTCTCCTTTACATTTCAGCCTTGCCGTGTTAAGGTAGAAAAGGAAAGGGGCTTTGGCAAGGCTCTAAGCCCCATCCAGTGGCTTTCGGTGAGCGGCTTTAGCAGGGGCGCTCACCGATTTTTTAATGCTTCTGCATGATCCGCTTAACGCGCTCTCGCAGCTCTTCGAGCGAATCGCAAGTTTCGATCAGCTCAAGAATCGCTCTGAGCAACGCTTCCGTGACGTTCACGTCAGGCATGTCCTCACTTCCTTTCGTAAAAGGCTTTCGCCCTTGCCTTACAGTTGTAGTTATAAACTATTCAGTTTAGAGTGTCAACTGTTTAATTGAACTTTCTTGCAAAAATTTATAACATTTTCGACACGCTAAACGTAACCAGTGGTTGATTTTATAAAGCAAAGAGGAGGGCCTTTCAGCCCTCCTCTTTTAATGCCTTGATGATTATGTTTTCGATGTAGTTTGTCAGCGTCCGGTTCTCCGCATCGGCGGCTTTTTGCAACTTTTCTTTCATCTCAGGCGTAAGTCGGAGATTAACGCGCTCGGTCTTTGCCATTATTTTGCCTCCGAACTGTCGAAGCATCCCTCGGTGGATCCGGCGCAGCCATAGGCTTTCCAGTCAATCGGGAGGTCTTCGTTTGCGATGCTCGGGTCGAGGTCTTCGCGATCAACGCGGAAGACCCAAATGTGCCGCTGCTTGCGCTCGCGCTCTGTGAGGTAGTGCCACTGCTCGCGGGCGTCGTCGTTCGCCTCTTCCAGAGTGCGGAAAGCCTTTTCAAATACGTCCGGGTGCCCGCCCGCGCCGTAGATCGGTTCATCCTGAACAAGGTAAACGTGGTCAAGCTCTATCCACTCGTGCGCGTTCTCTTTTGTGAACTCGTTTTTCATGGTTGTTCTTCCTTTCTTCGGGCGATCATCTCTTGCCCTTATGGTTGACATTGTAAACCAATGTACATACAGCGTCAACAAAAATTTGAAGAACTGAAAGAAGCGCCAGAAATTTCCCGGCGCTTCCTGCTAATTGCAACAAAAGAGTGTCATTCGACAATACACTCGTAATACCGCACGAGCTTATCATCGTCCGCGTCCTTATCGCAAAGGAACGCTTCGGCAAGGTCGGCGTAGAACTCCGTGTTGTTGACGTTGAATTTCTTTGCCACCTTGAAGTAGTCCGAGTACAGCATGTTCATGGCGACATAGAACTCCATCGGATCACAGTCTATTTTCTTCTGCTCAAGAAGATTCTTGGTCTGCTCGTAGCTCCAATGCGCGCCCCTGCTGCCGTCCTCATTCTCAAGGCCACGCATCCACTCGTCCGCCATTTCGCGGGTCATGCGGTCGTACCCTCCGGCATAGCCGCGGTCGTACTCGCCGCCGTAGCTCTCGCCCATACGAGGCTCGTAGGAGAATCCAATTCGGCGGCGGTCGTCGTAGTAGTCCGTGTATTCGTCGCGGTAGTCATTACGCGGAGCATAGCGCCCGTTGTTGTAATGCTCGCGGCCTCGGCTGTCGCGGTATCTGTCCTGCGGCTCATAGTCACGGTTATTCTGTATCTGGTAGTCTCGGATGCGTCTGATTCTGTCCGCTCTCATGTCGCTGCTCCTGTCTCCGCGTTAATAGCGGTAAGATCATTGCTCGGCGAGCAGCACGGCTTCCCGATCATTCGGAACGTGCCGCCCGTGGCGTTGGTGACTACAATCGTGCTGTACTTCGTCCGCGTCCGCACACCACATGCAGTTACGGGAGCGCAGCAACGATTCGTCAGCGGGAACTGCGCCGTTCCCGCGCCGATGGTAAACACGACAGGCGCGTTAATCGTCGCCGTCGTTGGGATGCTCTGCGCCAGAACAATACAGTATTTTTCACCGTTGGAATAGTTGCCGTCCGGAAGATTGACAACCAGATTCCCGCCGGTAAACGTGATCGACTGGCTAAGGATCAGCCTTTTGCAAAGCTGACATACAGGTTTGCAAGCCATTTTTAACTCCTTTCAGGGGCGGGATGTCCCGCCCCGATCACATTTTCAGCACCCGCAACAGGTGTTCTGGTTGCAGCAGTAAGGGTTCTGCACCTGATACGCGGGAACGGGGGACGGGCGCAGCGCGTTAATGAGCGTCGCGTTCTGGGCGCTCTGGGACGCGGCCAGACGCAGCGCCTGATTATCCGCTTCAAGGCTCTGAATCTTGCTCTGCGTGAGGAAATCGAGGATAGCGCGGGTTCCGGCGTTCTGGTTGTCCGTGATGTCGCGAGCAACATTCTGGATGGTGTTCCGGGTATCGCACGCCTGCGTCGCCATGTCATAGCGCACCTGCGCGATAGCCTGCCGGTTCTCGCAGCAGCAGTTCTGATTCTGCATCTGCATGGCGTTGAGCTGCTGCATAAGCGCCGCCTGCTGATTGCATCGGGCAAGCTCCGCCGCAGAGAATCCGCTCGTCACGGCCTGCGTCACACCGGCAAAGCCGTTAAGCATTCCGGTGTTCATCGCGTAGAAGCCGTCACAAACGCCGTTGTTCACCGCGTCGATCTTGCGCTCAACGTTCGCAAAGTCGGAGGCAAGGACATAGCCATCGGCTACACCGCCGGAATTGCCGCCGAAGCCATAGCCGCCATTACCCCAGCCGAAAATCAGCGCAAAGATGATGATAGCCCACCAACCGTCGCCGCCGAAAAGACCGCCTCGGTTGTTGTCGCCCTGTCCGGCAAGGAAGCCGTTCATAAAATCGTCTGCCATAGAAAAAACTCCTATCAGTTTATTTACATCCGGGCGCGCGCCTCCCGGCTGCATTCGAGAAGCGGCTTTTAATCAAGATGCCGGAACTGATAGGAGAATGTTTATTTAAGCCCAAGACCTTTGGCGATTTCATCCACGGTCGTTCCGCGTTCTTTCGCCATGTTCTCCGCCATCTGCCGGAGCTGGTCGGGCGTCTTGCCCTGAACCATCTTTAATGCCTGTTGCGCCCGCGGATCGCGTCCCGCCATCTGCTGCATTAGCGTCATCGGATTTCCGCCGGTACGGGCGAGGTTAATCAAGTTGAAAATCGGATTATTCATCATCGTCTTCTACCCTCCGGCGCTTTTTCGCGGTCAGCTCCGCCCGTAACGCGTCAAGGTCGGCTTTTGTGGCGTACTCTACCGCTGGGGCTTGTTCCGGGGTGAACAGTTTGAAATCAAAGAAATCCGATGCGCCAGTCTGCTGGTTGAAGCGTTTCAGGTAGATCATTCCGTGCCCGATGTCCGGCATGACGACACCGAGCGAAAAGTAGTCCGTGCTTGTGGCAATAGCCTCTTCGCGGCTCGTGACCGGCTTGCAGACGTATCCGGGAGCAATCTGCTGCATGGGCTGCGGTCTCTGATATCCGCCGTAAAACTGCTGTGGCTGTTGGTAGTAGTTTTCCATTGCTTCACGTCCTTTCTGCCCCCATTGTCGCATAAAAAAAGAGGGCTAACCCATCGGTTAGCCCTCAATAATCCGGCAAAAACCCATCATTCGATTGCAGCGGCGATCTTGTCCTTGATCGCCCGTATACGGCGCTCGACCTTTTCCGTGCCGTACAGTTCCGTATCCGTCTGCATGGCGAAGGAGATTTGCAAAACGCTCATGCCCTTTGCCCGCAGACGGAAGATTTTTAATTCCTCATCGGTAAAGCCGCAGTCCCGCTCAAACTGTTCGCGCAGCTCGCGCGGGAATTGCAGCTTATTTTTTGTCCCCGGCGTTGTTAAACTCCGTAGGAGGCTCTCTGTCGTCATTGGCTACACTCTCCATGTATGCGTTAAAAAGTGTCTCTGCGAGGCTTTCAGACGCCTCGACGCCATTGATGCGGCAGAATGTTTTTACGGATTCTTTCATGATTCCGCAGTGTCGGTTTACAAAGTTTTTGTTGCCGTCAGGCGGCTTTGAACTTATCGTTCATTTCCTTAACGGCGGCTTCGAGAAGCACCTTAAGCTCGTCCTCCGTGGTTTTGATGCCCTTCTGTTCGAGCATGGAGGCAGCGATAGCCATGGCGCGGGACAGTTTCTCGTCGCCGTGGATATCCTTATAAACCTGTTCAATGTACGCAACGGTAGTTGCCGCTACCTTGCGCTTGGTATCGGTGTTGACGTACTTTTCGTACAGCTTCGCGGCGTAAGACGCGGCAATGCCGCAGATGGCGAGGATGATGTACTTGATGATTTCCATGCCGTAGGTAGTGATGATTTCGTTCATTGCAAATTCTCCTTACTTCAAAAAATCGTTTTTCTTGAGATGCCCGGCGTAGACGCTGTTAAGATGCTGGATGGTGTTTGCGGCACGGTTGTTCTCATACAGCGGGTGACCGGAGCAATAGTCCTCATATCGGTCAACGTCCCGGAGAACGTCCGCCCAATGCTCGGCGGTGTGTAATACGCCCTGTCGCACCTCATCGCCGAAGCGGAGGATGCGGCTTCGCGCCTCGTCAGCACGGCACGCGGCGTCGTCCTCGATGTGCTTTACGAGCTTGCCGTCGAGAGCGTCCAGCCGCTTCACGATCTCGCTTTTGTTCTTACGGTTGGCGAGGATCAGCGAGAAGATGCCCGCAACGGCAGCCCCTCCGCACGTGGTGATGATTGTTTTTATAATTTCCATTTATTTCTCCTACTTTACTCCGAGGATACGGTTCACTTCGCCCTGCACGAGATCGTAAAACCACGCGCCGAGCTTCTGCTTTCGCTCCTCGCCGTTGC